TGAGTCTACTGGCATTTTCTTCATTATCTTCATGTTTTGATGCCTTGGCATATCTTCCCAACGAATGTCTGGAAGAGGTTGGTTTTTTTGCTCATCTGTTCCGTATGCCTGCTCGTATGTGAACCCAAATAGGTTTATGCACATGTCTTTTACGGGATCTGCAAAGTTGTAAAGTTTTACATGAGGCCACATGTTATAGTGAGCGTACTCTATAAACTGTTCGTCCTTCCTTTCTATGTCAAACTCACCCCATCCTTTTTGTCCCTGAGAATTGACTGTTTCGATAACTAGCTTTCCTTCCTCGCTGATATTGTAGTCGCCAATCATCTTGTTCTTTAGTAAAACTTCTCCGTAAATGATATTCGCAACTGTGGTTTTACCTGCTTGTTTTTTTCCAGATATGCCTAGAATCATCAATAAAGTCCTTCTGCTTGGGATAAAATATGTTTTTGTACTTTCTTAACTGACGTATCGCCAATATCTTTCTTTGGCATTAAAGGATAGGTCAAGTTAAACATTCTGTTTAGCTCTCTTTGTATCTTCATTCTTCCTTCCCTTCCGGCTTGGTCGTAGTCCGTAAGGATAATTAAGTCTGTCACTCCTGATTTTATTAGTAGAGACTTCTGAGTATCAGAAATATCCTTGCCGAACAAACCCACACAGTTTTTTGCGCCAGCTTCGTACATCCTCCAAACATCGCCCTGTCCTTCTACGAGGAATAGGGCATGTTTTTCTTTAGCTACGTCTATTGCGTTGTCATAATTGTAAAGATATTCTGACTTCTTAAACCCCTTAGAGAATAGATACTTGGGCTGTATAAAGCTTTTAGTTGCTCTAGCAATATACGCTACCTCTTTGTTCTCAAAGGTGACCGGAATTATCGCACGATTCCACATTTTTGAAGTTTTATCTATACAATCTTGTACTCTAAAATGCTCTAGTGTGTCAGGTAAAAATCCTCTTTTCTCAAAATAAAACGAATTATTTAAAGTCTCTACGTCTCTCACGTAATCTGACTTTGTTTTGTCTTTTTTGTTGTTAAATATATTAACTATTTCATCAAATTCGCTTCTCTTGACTTTAGGTTTACTTGACGTAGACTTGTATTCATTGCCAATATTGTAAAGTCCGCACACATACCTTAACGTATCAGAAAACGTAGCGTCCTCCCTGACGGCTCTAATAAACCCAAATATATCAGTACCAAAATCTTCTTGACACCCGCGAGTCCAGCATCGCCAGTTCTTTTGAGTCAAAGATATTGACAAACCTTTATCGTTGTCGCCTCCATGTATTGGGCATTTCATAAAAATATTATCAGATACTTGTTCATATTCTAGATCTAAGTCTTCCAACAAGACATCTATGTTGTCAAGTATGAGATCTTTTACTTTATTTAAATCAAGCTTTTGTTTTGTTCCATTCATACCAAAGTAGTCCACAGTTAGCGAGAGTGTAGGCAAACCAAACTAGCGCGTGGGGATAGTCCTTTTGCTTCAAGTTTGACATACAAGTTAGTACATAGCAAAGCGTTGCTATGATTAATGGTATCATATTCATCTAACATCTCTTTCTAGATGATTAGTATACTTTACAAATACTTCTTCTTGTAGGTCATAGAATAACCTTTCGCCCTCTGTTTTATTTAACCAGTAGGTAGATTCTGTCATTAAACCGCTGTCATAGACTTTAGTAACCTTGTAGGTAGATTGCGATTTAGGTAGCGGTATTACATCTCCATGAGAAGGTCCACCATTAAACTCTGCTTCGTATTTACTCATTTGTTTCCTCGTCGAAAGGTAGTTCTGCGCCTTCAATTGCGTCATTATCGCCGGTTGCTATAAATTCGTCTCTTGTTCTTAGCTCTGTAAACCTTGCGCACTCCCCCTTCATGTTGAAGTTGATGTAATTACCGCCTTTGAGTCCCGGTCCGTGCCTTGCTTTTAGGTTGATTACTTTATGAGTACCTGCTCTTGGACCATCCTCTGCTAGTTCCTCTGCGGATTTTTCTTTAAGGTATGACAATGATGTGACAAGCCAAACAATCCTGTCAGAGCCACTCATAGAGCCTGTATCTTCTCTTGTGATTCCATCTCTGTTTAGCTGGCATAGTGCTTGACAAGAAATGTCTAGCTTGACCGTTAAGTTATGAAGATCCATAATCTGAAAACCGAGCGCTTGAAACTCTGCGACAGAATTAGATATGCCAGAAGACGCCATTAATTTTAAGTAGTCGTAAATAACTAAGCAGTCATTTGTTCTGCCTTCTTCGTCCGTTTTTACTTCTCTCATAACCCATCTTTTGATGTGATTAAGAATTGTTTCAAACGGAGCGCCAGCTACGCAAACGTATGTGTAGGGTATATTTTTTACTTCTTCTACCGCAGCGTTCAGTGCTGTGATTTTTTCTGAATCTTTTGCAAACTTACCCGTTGAAATCTCGTTAATGGTTACACCACTAATATTAGAAAGAATTCTATTCAGATGATCTTCTTTGCTCATCTCTGTATCCAGCATTAAAACGGGAATACCTTTTCTAGCGTTTTCTAGAGCAACATTGTCGCCCCACACTGATTTACCAACTCCCGGTCTTGCTGCAACCATATCTACACATTTTCGCCTCAAGCCGCCTCCTACAACAGCATCGTATCTTGGAAAGCCACTACTCAATCCAATTTGATCGCATTGGTTCTCCTGTAAGAACTCTATGTATTCTTCAATGTTTTCGCAAAGAAGTTCTTGTTTCTCGTCTGTATCCTCTTCTCTTAAAAAATCTATAACAGGATTTTCTAGAATAGCTACAATTGTGTCTATATCTTCATCGCCTTTAATTTGCTCTATATCTTTGCCGATTTTACCGGCAAGACTTCTGATCTTTCTAGCAAATTCAAACTTTTTAACCTGAGCGGCAAAATGAAAAACATTGTCCTTGCTAACAGGAAAGTTCATCAAAGAGTTTATGTACTCAAGCTCTTGTTTTGTTTGTATGGTTTCAGAAAACCCCAACTGATCCGCAGCAGACAACAAAGCTGGCAAATCAACGTTGTTTTCTTTTGACAGTATTTTCTCAATACATTTATATATTAACTGGTTGTTTTGATGGCAAAAACTATTATGATCAATTATATCGCTTACTTCAACGTATGACTCTAGACCGTAAGAGAACAGACCAGCAAGAACTGCTCTCTCAGCGCCTAAGTCTAATAGGTTAGACTCCATCATCTTCCTCCGCAACGATTACATCTATGATAATCACCGTATACTAACTTAGGAGATTCCATAAAAGTTCTGCCACACACATGACATTCTAGTTCAACTTTTTTAGCTTTTGGCCTATCTCTTTCTGATCTACCCATAGACTCATAGACTGCTGGATCAAAATCAGGATCTCTTTTTTCGCCCGTATCTTTCCACTTATTGCCTTTTGCTCTCACTGGTACTTTCCTAGTTGAGTTTTCTGTAGGTTTGACTTTAAAATCCTCGCTCACTCTGGATTGAGGTTTTGAGGAAACCGCTTCCTCTTGTTTTATTTCTTTTTCTCTAGTTGGAGGTTTAGAAACAGTTTGGTTTATGTCAGACATCAGCTTCTCTGCGAACTGAGCCTTTTGCTCATCTGTCAATGACTCTAACAATGTTTTTACAATGTCGTCACTCATTTTCTCTTCCCTTTTTCAATTAGAATATCTGCCTTACGGCGAACGTTATAGTCTCTTTGTTGTAAATGTTCCATCCGGCCCTCTGCGGTCATTTTCCAGTCGTTGATCTTGTTGGCTATATGGCTATTCCTTAGAATTTGACCAACTTTGACTTCATGTTTTTCATACTGTCCCCACTCACCATCTTCAATTTCCTGACCGATGATCTTTTGTAGTGAATCTTCACACCACCGAATCACATTTTGCGTCTTGGCTCGCTCTGTGCCGATATGGTCTGCATACTGCATCAACATGTATGCGAACTCAAAACATTCTTGCTGAGTAAGATTACTCAATACTGTTTCGTCGAAAGCCTCTGCTATCATACATTCTGGATTAAGTTTTACAGGAGTAATATGATTACCTAGTATATAGGTATCAATACCTTGAAGGAAATGCTCAAGTCGTTCTTGCGTGTTCAATTTTCTCTCTCCAATATTCTGAGTCTTCGTCCCAACGTAATTCTACAAGCGTAATATCATTAATCCTACACCACTCTTTTTTATCTAAGTCTCGCCGTTTAGCTTGAGCAAAGCCCACTTTGCTTTTGTGAAAGAATGGCGTATACTTAAAGTGCTGTTCACCGTGGACTTCTATAGCCATCATACAGGATGGAATCATAAAATCAAGAGCTAGTTTAGATTTTTTTATAGAAGAACCGGGAAGCGTAACTTCTTCAAGTACCTGATAGGGGTGAAATACGTCTACTATGATTTCCCTAGCCTGCAAGTGATAGAAGCTACGTTTTGCATGAGTGCTTATGAGATATTTTTTGGTATCAAGGTTATATTCTCTACCGTTTAATCCTTCTACTTTCACTCGAACAGTTCCCTTACTTGACTGTACAGATATTCTCTTAAACAATCGTGATCGTTAAGAAAATTAGTTACTTTTTCCATACCTTGAAACTTGAACACTTTCGTAACATCTTCTTCTATCACAGCAGAGGGATGGTTGTTCATTAGCCAATCACTAACAACTTTTTCTTCTCTGTCCTCTACCAAGGATGAAAAGGTATACCAAGCACCTTTTGCTTGGATTAATGCAAACTCTGTAGCGATCTGTGCAAGTTCTTGCGCTTCGTCTATACCGACGCCGTAGCGAATCCAGCTTTGAAACTGTGTGAGCGGAGTTCCGCCAGAAGCAGAAGTTTTTACCATCCAGTTAGCAATTTGACCAACGTGATTGCCTGATTCTTTAGGTACTTCCCATTTTCCTCTGTGGGTAATTACCATATTTGTTCCAGCCTGAAACTGTAGCATGTTTCCACAATCTGCCATTTTGCTTGGCGCAAATCTTGATCCACCTGTATTAGCAATATTATGAGTGATGAAAATACCGATAGCTTTCATTCTAGACATGTCGCCGCTAATACGTTTAAAAAACATAGACAACAAGCGTGGCAGGGCATTACGAACACCTGTGCGAATCTCTCCGTCTAGTTCGTCTTGAGGGACCATATTAGATGTAGAGTCACAAATCAAGAATAGGTTTTCTTCTTCTTTGATTAACCTTTCCATGACGTTTAGGTACGTCTCGGCAGAAACCATAGGTTTATCATCTGTAGACTGAATAATCTCGATGGCGTCAATATCAAGACCTTTGATTCCAGTAAAGTTATGTTTAGTCAATCGACCCTCAGTGTTTAGGTAGTACACCTTTTTACCCTGTGATTGAGCCTTAGCTGCGGCGTATAACGCTGTGGTGGTCTTGCCTGTTTTTGGGTCTCCGGTCAAAACAACAACCTGCCCCTCTCTGATACCTCCACCTAAAGCTAAGTCAATAGCAGGAGAAACGCTCAATACCTTCATTTCTCCTAA